TGTTCTTTTAACAACAGTATACAAAAATGAAGTAATACCTGCTGTAGATAAAAAACTACCATCTGTTTGCCATATTACCCACCCTGCTAGTTTTTCTTGTCTTTGTGCAGAAAATACACCTAATGAACCATCACTATTTGCAAATAAAATAAACTGTTCTGTTTTTGCACCTGTTGATTTTATAATACCTGTATCTGTAGGGTCATTAACTGCTTGTGGTGATAAAAATGTTAATACAGTTGGAACATAATCTTCTGTTGCTGTATTGTAAAAAAACTCTCTTACTGTTTTGCCATTAGGTTGTACAAATATTGCCGCACCATCAAACAATCGTGGCATACATTTTTGGGTAGCACCTAAACTAGATTGTCTTTCTAATTTTAAATCTGATGGTGTAAGTGGTCTACCTACTTGTGGTTTGAGATAAAACTCACCTGTACTTGTAAATATTTCTAAATGTTTACCAGATACTAAATGTCGTATTTCATTAATTTGATCAGACGATATAGCAATCTGTATAGAGTCTGTATCCTCACCTGCTCCAACATCAAAATTAAAAAAATCTGCTGTTTTGCTACCGGCAACAAAATCACTTATTGCACCGCCTGCAAAAAATAATCTTTGTTGATGAAATTTACACGTAGTAGGATAACCATTGTAATCACTATACACTTGCTCATCCCATTGTTTTGTTGGTGGGTGTCCTATAATTCTTACATTAGTACCTCCTCCATCTGCTGAATCTCCTCCTGTATCACTTGAACCCGCTGTATAGGTATATCTATCGTCATCTAATACAGCTATAGTAAATGTGCCATTTAAATTACCTGCCGCCAATCCATTACCATCTTCATTAAGTATAGACTCTGCACCTTCTATAGTTACACTAGCACCATTTGCAAAGCCGTGTGCAGGATGCAATACTGTAACTGTACCACTTCCTTCTTCACTTTTTAAAGGGTCATCATCTAATTCTATTCTTACATCTTTTTTTAATGTAGCTGTTACTGTTGTTGGATTGGTATAGGCAGTAATTAATAATTCAGATTCGTGATAACGTATACGTGTTCCTACCATAGTTGCTGAAAAGTAATCTGCACTTGTTGTACAGGTTACACCTGTTTGTGCTGTTGTTTGGTCAATATCTAGTGTAATAGAATCTTCAGCAAATTTAAAATATGGTTGATACACTTGGTCTTGATTTGTACTTTCTTTAAATGCAAAATCTGTAATAGTAAATGTTGTTGCTCCTGTTCGTGTAATTATTTTGGGTTTAAAATCATTGTGAGTAATTATCATTGTATCCGCTTGTTGCGTATAAGTAAGTTCAAATAGATTACTTGTAGTCCACGCACAGCTTGTAAAACTTTGCAATAATGTACCATTAGTAGAAAAAATTTTACATTTAGTATTTTGAAATGCAATTATATATTCTTGATTTTCATTAAATATAAATGGCTCTATTCTAGTAGATTCACCTAAATCATATCTAAACAAAGTTCCTTGTCGTCTTTCAACAGGGCCCTGATTTAAAACAAAAACATTTCTAGCTTTTTTAAGTGATTGCTGAAATGCGGCTATATCAGTTCGTGATATAACAGTTTCATCAACTTCTCCACGAGTAAAACTGTTTTGGTGTACACGTTGTATTGCCATTCATTAACTACTGCTACTTGGTACAACTGCTCTAATACCATCTGCAGTTCCTCTATTTCTTACTTCTATAAGTAAACTTGTGTTCAATTTTCTTGTAGTTTGTGTTTGTGATTCTGTACTACGTGCTAGTAATAATTGTTGTTGAGCACGTCTTTGATATAGTGTAGACAAATTATCATTTCTTGCTATTGCACCTGCAAATAAACTAGCAAGTTCAAATACAAGGGCTTGTACAAAATAGTCTGGTAATTCTGCTTCGTGTGGTTGATATGTGTAATGACAAACAACAATATCGTTAGTACTTGTGTTTGTAAATAATTCTTCGTTGTATCTATCAAATACAATAACATTATCCGAAACTGTAAGTGTGTGTATTAATATTGCATCATTAGGTATTTGGTATGCAGAATCCCATTTATCTAAAGGATCGGTTGCAAGTTTTGAAAGTTGTGCTTGTTTAGAAGCAAATCTCCATCTAGCTTTTGTTAACATAGAACGCAATGTTGTTTCATAAAGTTGATTAGCAACCTTACTTTCTGTTGTATTGTCAGTAAAAGAAGCAATAGTGTTTGCTCCAATTAAAACTAATCCTTGATTACATATATCTATTTTACTTACCATAATCTAAATATCGGGGGAGTCGCCTCCCCCAATACCCTATGTACCATTAATACAAGTAACTGTAGCCGCCGCTGTTGCACTTGATACAACAAGGACATCTACTGTTCTTGTGCCACCTGTAGACCCAACAGCAATGATTACATCATTCTGTTTAAGCTGATTGGTAGCATTGTTAAAATATCCAGATCCTGCAATAGTACCTACAGCATCTGCAGAGTTGTAGAGATAAACATTCTGATCTCCACCACCTGCAATCTTTTTTAAGTTTGCTTGAGTAAAAGCCATTAGTTTTCTCCTATTCTGTTATTTGACATTCTATAGCACCATCATTGTCAATCATCACAGCACCCATAGACATATATGAAGTGATTAGATTACTGACCTTTTCAGGAATATAGTTTACTTCAGTTCTGATATCAGCACCCATAGCAAGACCAACTGATGATCTATGCCAAGCGTGACAATCTCTTGTAGTACCAGAAAGTGATAATCCAGAGAATGAGAACCATAAAAATCCTAACCATCTCTTAGCCGTCATACCACCCGCATATGGAAGTTCTTTTTCACCAATGTACTCTGCTCTTGAAAACTGATCTATTTGTAATAAATCAGCCCAACCTGCAGAAGATACAACAAAGTATCTCTGACCATCATCAGGCACATCTGCTTCACCAAATGCTTCGTAAACTGTTAGGGCTTTAGCAAGTGTTAATGCCGCAGACCCGTGTGCTACGTTGTTACTATTAGACCCTGCATCAAGTACATCAACAATAAGTTGATCTGTTTTTCTACCTAATGCCGCCGCCGCTGATTGAGAAAGCACTTGTCTTTCATCAATGTTAGTTTTCAACTCATCTAATCTATCAACATAATCTGCCGCATAGTAATCAGATAGAGTTACGTCAACTGTATTGTGCGTGATTTCCATAGTCGGTACATTTGCGTGTCTTGACTTTTCAGTCGCAGACCCTTTGCCTACCTTTTGGAATCTCGCTTGGTTGCCTTTTACATTATTAAGCTGTCTTACTGTATTTCTCAGTTTTGAACCCATACGTTGGTATGCCATATGTACTTCAGATTCAAACTGCTTAATAAAGGCAGTAGTAATGGAAGTTGCCATTCCTATCTCCTATTTAGTTAATATTACAGTTTATGAATTGTCCGTAGAATTCTGATTAAGGGTTCTCCAACGTGGGCCACACACATCATCTATGGGTTCACCATTAAAACCTTTCGGTTCTAAATAAAAATACTTCATTTTTACGTTTTTGACAAGTACCTCTTGTTTATCTACTGTAAAACCCATATATTCTACCCATCTTAATGTCTTTTTTTGTTCAGCAGTAGCAAAATTACACAGGAATTTGTAATGACTTGCTACATATTCAAATACTCTTTTTTGATTTTTAAGATAATGCCAAGACTTAAAAGGTTCATCAGTAGATAACCACCAAGCGGCGGCTTTTTCTGGTGTTTTATAATATGGACAACAACCAAACATTGCTACTACATTATGATTCTTATCGTAAACTGAAAAAGTAAATGTATTAGGTCTGTTTGCACGAAACGGATAGAGCAATGACCATAATGGATCACGACCTGTAACAGCTAATTCATATTTATCTAGTTGTCTTAATTTAGGTGCAAGTTCAAAACAATCATCTGGGATTGCTATGTCCATATACATTATCTATATAACCTAGCAAAAGCATCATCTACTCTTTTTACAAAAGATTCATCTCTTTCTCTTGGATCAAAATATCTTGGATCTTTCATCATAGACCTTACATCTTCTAATGACAATTTATTTACAGGTTCTGTTTGTACAGATGATTCAATATTTTGACGTTGCATTGCCATTATTCTTTCTATAACTTCTATACCTTCTGCCGTTTGACCAAGTGTGCCTGAAATAAGTTCAGATTGGTCTGGTGTAAAAGCTGTTGACACAAAACTATCTATTGCATCTAATCTTGCGTTTGCGTTTTCTCCAAGTTTTTGTACTTCTGCATCATAATCAGGAACATTATTTAGAAAATTATCTACATATTTATTTACACCATCTTCATACATTTCTTGTGTATAGGCATTTTCAGAACAATGTTTATTCCACCAATCAAACATTGGATTTTCTACTACCATTGTTTCTGTAACACCATCAGGTAATGGTGGAAGAGTGTATTCTTCAGGTGCTTCACCTATAGCTTCTTCAGATAATTCGTTAATAATTTCATCTCTAAGTTCATCTTTTTTTCCTCCAACAAACTTTTCTAACTCAGTATATCCTTTTTCTAATTCTTCTTGTGAATTAAATTTACCTAAGATAGGGGGTTCTGTATAATCTTTTTCCTCAGATGTTTCACGTGGAACATCTTGTTCTTCTACAATAGGTTGTGTTTCTTCAACTTTAGGTTCTGCTTGTGGTTGTGTTTCTTCAGCTTGTGTATTTTCATTTTCATCTGACATCTTTTTTCTCCTGTACTATTCGTTGACTTCTGCCTTTATTGACACGCCGTTGTATTAACCCAACTATATATCGTTGTCCTTCTAAGTGTCTTAGTGCAGAGTCTGATATTTCTGAACCTGCAACGGACTCAATAGTAATTTGTTTTAGATATCTTAGTACTTCTTGTGCATTTTCTTGTTTAAATACACTTTCAAAAAGAGTATTCAACAGTTGTTCCTGTTGTGTATCTCGTTCAAAGTTATCTAATCCCAATATACGATTAGGCTTTGTTTGTTTCATACTACATTTATATACATTAATTTATAAGAAATCAACTATAGACTTTTTGAGTTGCTTCAAGAACATCTTTTGGTGCCATTCCTGCCTGTTGTCCTGTCTGCATTATTTGTCCTATTTGTTGAGCAGCTTCTTGCATTTCTTCATCTGATCTAATTAATTCTTCAGGAACTCCAAGTTTTTTAGCTACAAACTTAGCTAATTCTTGTTGTTTTATAAGTACATTAGATAACTGTGGGCCAAGTCTTGCTTGTAATAAAGCAACAAATCTATCTATAGTTGCAATATCTTGTTGATTCTGTGCTTGTGCTAGTGGGGATGATGATTTAACTTTTATTTCTCTACCATTTATTACAGGTATTTTAATTCTGCCTTGTTTTTTTAATATATAAACAACTCTTTGAAGTACAGGTGTTACTAATTCTGCTTGTAATCTACCAAACGCCGCACCTATTTGACGAGAAAGGTCAGCCATTCTTTCTGCTACTTCTGTAGCTGACATAGGGGTTTTTTCATTTGGTGTTCCTAACATATCATTATACAATGCTTTTTTTATATTTGTTCTCATATCTTTTACTACTAAATCAGATACTTGAAAATTACCTGCAGGTTGTACAGGTGTTAAACCACTACTACCAACTGCTTTTGGAATAATTGTTCCGGGAATAAGTTGTATATTATCAACATTTATAACACCATCATCTTCAACTTGATACATACCAGAAATTGCCATTTGTGCATTTTCAAGTATTAACTCAATTACTAAATTAGCAGTTTTAATTGCAGGTAAAGCTAGTTGTAGTGGGCCTCTACCATATACTTCTCCTGCACATTTGCTCCATCTATATACAATAAATGGATTTGAACCAACACCTTTAAATGTTTGTTCAAACAATTCAGCTTGATACATTTCTGATATTACACAAAATTTATATACTTCATTTTTTGTATCATCATAATCTCTATAAACAACTTCAATTACTTTACAATCTTTTTCTGGATTGTTCATCATATCTTCTTTCATACGTTCAGGTAATACTGCTTTTGGATAAGCAACAAGTAATTGTTTATGTTTTATTAATCTTTCTCTAAATACGTGATCAATTTTATCATCATAACCTGCATCTAATAATACTTGTGGTAATGGAATAGATTTAAATCTAACAGGTTGAATAGCATCACCTTCTTCAACTAGCAATACTCCTGTGCCTACAGCACAATCTAAAAAAGTTTCGTGTACTTCTTGAGAAAAATTAGAGTTTTGTAATACTTCAAAAACATACTCTGTTACAGTATCTAATACCTCATTAACATCTTTTTGATCTTCTTTAGGTATTTCAGAACCTGCAACAAAGTCTGCCCATCTTGCATAGTTTGGCACTATGCCAGACTGTAAACGAGATGCAAATTCTTGCACTCCAACTACAGCAGTTTCATCAAATATTCTTTCACTTCTTCTTTTTGCTATACTTTCTGAATAAAACGATTCTCTTTGTGGAAGAGCATATTCATAACAATCTTCAAATATAGGATTCCATTGATCCTTAATTGCTTTAGCTTTTCTATATCTAGCCAATACTTGATTAACCTTTGAAGCAGATAAATCTACTGCAACCTGTGGTTTAACATCTACGACCATTTATACTCCAAGGGTATTTTTAGTTTGCAACTCACCAGACACCATAAATCCTTGTCCTCCTTTTCTACCAGAGAGCAATGATCTTCTACCCCTTTTCCCTGACAATGCGGCAACACTTTCTTGATATTGCTCATCTTTTAATTTTGCTTTTTCAGCAAGTTCGTTTTGACGAGCTTCTATTCTTTGTTGACGCAATGTTTTTTCATAAGGACTAGGTGGTGGTGGTGGTGGTGGGCTGTATCCGCCTCCGCCTCCGCACATAGTTTACCTCCTTCTTTCATAGATATCTCTAGGTTTTCCACTAAAAACATCAAAATTACGTTTCGCTATTATAGGTTTACTATATTTCGTGCCAATCGTCAACGACCTACCTTCACCTGCACCTAATAATAAATATTGAAGTGCATCGTGAATATGTGAAAATCTATTCTTATTTGGGCGTTCATCATAGCGTTCCCCTGATACTTGAAGTCGTCTGTAATGATAACCACCTGCAAATCCTCTAATTAAATTAATACAACTTTTATCTATAAGAATACCAGATTCACCATCTACCATTCTTGTTAATGTAGCGTTCACACTTTCTAATCTTATTAAAACATCATTACTTGGTGCGGGTCGGGCAGTTATACCTTTACCTCTTAATATTTGAAAAGGTGTATTTTCATCTGTTTGCACTCTATGATCACCGGCAGGATCGCCAAATATATAAAATGGTCTAGGGTGATACTTTGCCATAGATTGTTTCATTAAATCAGAAAACTTAACTATACCCATATCTTCAGCTACAAGTTCTTCTAATACTATCCATCTTGTTCTTATTTTTTGTGCAAATACACAAGCAGGAGTTAATCCAAAATCAATACCCATATAGATTGGTAATGATTCAGCAATAGCTAATTCACCTTTAGCTACGTGTACATCTTGTCTAAATGCTTCATAAACAGGTTTGCCATCTTCTACCTGCCCAAGTTTATTTAATACATATACATCTATCCACGATTTTGTTTTACCTCTAATAATATTTTTATAATAATTCTGTGTAAGGTTGTTTTGATTTTCAGATTGATTATTATTTTTATATTCAACCACCTGATTGTTCTTGTCTTGAACTTCCTCCATAGCAGGTGGTTGATTAAAAAATTTCCAGTTATCTGGTTTAATTAGCATCTTTGCTTCTTGTTTACTAATATAGTCAGGTATAATAGTTTCACCTGCCATTATTGCCCACCAATGATCGGTATCAGGTGGGTTGGTATCGCAAACGACACCATACCAAGTTGGGCCACCATCACGCATAGATGGAAAACGACCAACACGCATAGAACAAGCATCAACGATACTTTTAGGAATCTCTCGTGCCTCATTTATCCATACCCCCGTTAATTCAAGAGATAACAGTTTCTTTACATCTTCTGGTCTATCAAGAGCCAAAAAGATTACCTCACAGTCAATATCTCCCTTTTTTAGTTTATGTGTGTAAGGTACACTCCAAGTAAAACCACCCCAATCTTCTTCGGGAAACCAATCTAACCAAGTCTTGATTGTGGTTGTTTTAAGCTGTGGATTTGTGTTACGAATAACTGCCCAACGGGTTTTACGTATTCCATCTTCATTTGGTTTTTGTGAGATTGCTCGTTTTATTATTTCAATACAACAAGCAACAGATTTACCACTTCCTACAGGGCCACGTATTCCTCTGAAGAAAGTATCATTTTTAAGAAATTCTTTTAGTACCTGTCCATCAGGTTTATAATTTAGTGATGCCATAATTAACTGCTAGTTCATATAGTTTTTCTCTAGCTTCTTCCGATAGAGATTCTATGATTCTATCAGCTTCGTGGTTATTCACAAATTCTTTTGGATAATGTTTCATATGTTGTGATTTCACAACAGTACGTAGTGTGTCTATTTCTCTTATTGAATACTTTGTAAATATTGTCATACTTTTCTATATCTCCTTACTTTTCTTGCAATAGATTTTGGTTGTTTACTAAATTGTTTTCCACTAGCTTTATCTTTTCTTTTCTTAGCCGTAGTTCTCGCATATTCTTTTGATGATAATTTTTTAATGGCTTTTTCTGGTAAATAACGCTCTCCCGTTTCTGAAGATTTTTTTCCTGACTTTGTACGCCATTTTTGTTTTGACCATTTAGATAATGAGTTAGATTTCTTTTTAGCACCACTATATCCACCTCCTGCTTTTTTATATGCTTTAACGGCGGCTTGGGCTTTTCTTCCTGACCATTGACCTGCCGCAGTTCCGTGTGATGCTTGTGCTTTTATTCTAGCTACAATACGTTTCCATAACGAAGGATTTTTTTTCTTTGCTGTACTCATTTTTTTGCTGTGTTATATGATGCTGTTACTACTCGTAAGTTACTTAGTGCATTATTTTGTGGGTTGCCATCTATATGATCAATATGTTTATTGTCGCCTTTTTTTACGATACCAAGTTTAAGAGCACGTCGTCTTGCTCTATTTCTTTTTACACGATCTTTTTTTGACGAAGAAGATGATTGGAAAGAATCATACTCGTGTCTATAATCTCTACTCATTACTATTTAAAATATGTTGTTTTGCCATTGCGTATGCTTTTTCTTTAGAATGACCACGTATCATTTTAAATTCTGCGTAATCTTTTATTTGTTTTTCTCTATGGCGTT